TAATGGCATACGGACTAAAGAAAATATCAGTAGTAGACCTTAGACCATCAACAGGTGTTGGTGTCAAAATCCCTTTTGATGCTGAGAACGTATTTTCTACCGTGTACACAACCAAGGATCAGACTAAATATAACTTGATCAACTTTTTACTGACTGATCCAAGAGAAAGACCTTTCAACCCTACTTTTGGTGCTGGCCTTAGAGCTAGACTGTTTGAACAGATTGATCAGGCTACTTTTGAAGATATAAAAGAATCAATCAGAACTCAGATTGAGGCCAACTTTCCTAATGTTCAGATAGTAACATTAGATATTATAGGAAACCCAGACTATAACTCTATCAATATAAAATTTAGTTATCGCCTTTTAAGATCAAATGAAAATGATTCGGTCACAGTAGCTATACAAAACGCATAAAAATGTTGAACCAGGTAGACATAAAATATTTAAATAAAGACTTTACTTCATTTAGATCTGATCTAATTGAATACGCTAAAGCCTATTACCCAACAGTCTATAATGACTTTACTCAGGCTTCTCCTGGTAGCATGTTTATTGAAATGGCTTCTTATGTAGGAGACGTTTTGTCATTCTATCTAGACAATCAGATTCAAGAGACATACTTACAATATTCTAAGCAGAAAGGTAACTTATATACCATGGCCTACATGTTAGGTTATAGACCAAAGGTAACTTCTGCTGCTACAGTTATGTTAGATGTTTATCAACAGGTGCCTTCTATAACAGTTGGTCCTAGTACATCTCCAGACTTTACATACGCAATGACTATTGAACAAGGCATGCAAGTTAAGTCAAATGTAGATAGTTCAGTATTATTTTATGTACCACAAAAGGTTGACTTTACAACCTCATCTTCATATGACCCAACTGTTGTAGAAGTCTATACTATTAACGGTTCAAATGTACCTACGTCTTATCTTCTAAAGAAGAGTGTACAAGCTATATCTGGCCAGGTTAAAACCCAGACGTTTACTTTTGGATCAGCTCAAAGATTTGCTACAATCAATCTACAAGACAATAGTATCATTACTATCTTAGAATCAAAAGACTCCAGTGGTAATACTTGGTATGAAGTACCATATCTAGCTCAAGATTATATATTAAAGCCTGTACAAAATACGGCGGCTAACTATCCTAGCTTATACCAATACCAGAACCAGGTGCCTTACATGATACAAAAACTAACTGTACCTAGACGTTATGTTTCTAGGTTCAGAGTTGATGGATCATTAGATATTGAGTTTGGGTCAGGTATAAATTCTGTAGCAGATACTGCTGTAATACCGAACCCTAATGCAGTAAGTGTAGGTCTAACTGGAGGTGGTTTAAGTACACTATCTAGCTCGTTTGACCCGACTAACTTTGTAACTACACAAACTTATGGTCTTGCTCCAAAAAATACTTCTATAACATTCCAATACCTAGTTGGTGGTGGGGCTTCTGCAAATGTATTAACAGGCCAACTAACCGAATTAGTATCTTATACTGTATCTGGAAATACGACTTATCAAAATACGATAGTTGTTAACAACCCAGAACCTGCCGCAGGCGGTGGTGATGGTGATTCCGTAGAACAATTAAGGTTCAATATAGCAGCAGAATATCCAACTCAGCTTCGTGCTGTGACTCAAGAAGACTATCTTGCTAGAGTGATGTCTATGCCTTCTCAATATGGTGAAGTAGCAAAAGCGTATCTTACAAAAGACGATGCTACATTTAGAAACTATATGAATCAAGATCCAGGTCAAAGAGATCCTCTATCAATCAGTTTATATGTGTTAGGATTAAATAGCCAAGGTCAATTAGATGTCCCTTCACCAGCAATACTACAAAACATTCAAACCTATTTAAAGGATTATAGAATGTTAACTGACGCTGTGAATATAAAGCCAGGATATATCATCAACATTGGCTGTAATTTTGACATTATAATTAGACCTAACTATACTAGCCAAGATGTTATTGCTAGATCAATATTAGCACTACAAGATTATTTCAATATAGATAACTGGCAGATTAACGAGCCTATTATCTTAGGTGACATTTATACAATATTAGACCAAGTTGAAGGAATACAAACTGTAAAGACAGTTAGTATAGTAAATAAAACTGGTATAGCCAACGGTTATTCTAAGTACGCTTACGATATCTCTGCTGGCACATTAAATGGTGTGATCTATCCTTCACTTGACCCATCAATATTCGAAGTTAAATATTTAAACCAAGACATACAAGGTAGAGTCGTAACATTATAAAAGTAGAAAAATGGCCGTATATAAAATATTTGCTTCAGCTGATGCTTCTCTATATTCTAGTCAACCTGCTAGAAACACAGGTCTTGACGAGATATTAGAAGTTAGTGTTAAGAATAATAGTAAGCCTCTAAATTATTTTGTGGATCCAGTTCCATCTGAACCACTTCTTCAAGATGATTTAAGAAGATCTGTTATATTATTTAGCAACAAAGACTTAGACAAGATAAAAACATTTCAAACAGGTTCATGGAAAACAAATCTAAGACTATATCTAGCAAATGCAGAGAATCTAAATACCAGCTATAGTTTAGAAATTAGAGAGGTATCTGATCCTTGGACGATGGGAACAGGTAAACTTGCAGATAATCCTCAAACAAGAAATGGTGTTTGTTGGTATAGTACGGGTTCTTTTACAACTGCTACTAATAACTGGACTAGTCCTCAATATTATTTGACCCCAGGTGGTGGTTCATGGACATTAAATTATGCTACACAATCATTTGGATATAAAGACAGTAAAGATATTAATGTAGACATAACTAATATATCTACTTCTTGGTTCTTAGGAACTGGTAACTATGGTGTAATTGTTAAACACCCTCAGTCTATAGAAAACAATTCTGGTAGTTACATTGCTTTGAGCTTTTTCTCTGTAGATACACACACTATCTATCCTCCTACAATTGAAATGAAGTGGGATGATAGTTCATTTAATACAGGAAGTTTAAGTGTTATCAACAACTCTAATACTGTTATAACTCTAGCTAACAATACTGATACCTACAAATATGGTACAGATAGATATAAGTTCAGAATTAATGCTAGAGATAAATACCCTGCAAGAACATTTACCACATCTTCTTTTTACACCACTAATAAGGCACTTCCACAAACTTCATATTGGGCTTTACAAGATGTAAAGACAGAAGATATGGTAATTGATTTTGACACTTCGTATACAAAGATTAGTTGTGACGCAACAAGTAGTTATTTTAATATGTATATGAATGGCCTAGAACCAGAAAGATATTATAAGGTGCTTATTAGAACAACTTTAGCAGATGGAGAATCTTTTGAAGTAGACAATAACCTTATTTTTAAAGTAGTTAGATAATGGCAAATATAGATCTAGTTAAAGAAATATACGGTATAAACACATATACCAAAGCTATTGACACAGAGTTTGAAGAACTACTCCAACCAGTAGTTGTAGAAACTACTCCTACAGTAACCGTAGATCAATTTTTTCAGTATTATCAAGATCTATTCTTTGAGATACCTGTATCTGGATCTATAAACTCACATACATACTTAGTTGAGCAAAGTCAGCAGTATATTGGAGGATCAGTTATAGATGCAGAAAAACAAGCATTAATTGAAGAGATCAACTCACTTCGTCAACAATTATTAGATTTGAATCAATCATTTACAGATATCAATAGCTTAGTATAATGGAATTAGTAAATATATCATATTCTGGTGAAGGTAAACAGCCTGTAGAATTAACTCCATTAGATCAGCAGTTAGTTACATCTAATTTTATAAATACTAGTTTTGGAGCAGACGGTGACTATATAGAACTATTTATATATGACCAACAGAATACATTGATAGATTCTGATTATGACGCTTTCGACTATTATCCATTTTTATTAAATAACCCTCAGAACAATACTTACTCTGCGTTAACCTTAGAACCAGAAAAAGATTTACGTAACAGAGGTTACAATAGAGGTAATTTAACTGTTCAATATAACTTTTATAAAAAGCTATTTAACTCTCAGTTTGGTACACAGTACTGGATTAAAGAGATATCTCAAACTAGACGTGAAATTAAATTAGCATCTCAAGTATTATCCGATGCAATAATAAGAGAAGGCTTTACACAATATCAGGCTTATATTGCTACAAAAAATTATTATCCAATATTCTATTTGAATTTTGGAAGTAATCAAATTATAACTGCTAATAATGTAGCTTTAACAGAAGATGAAGAAGGTACTTACCTATTAATAAGACTATATGAGCCTCTTCCTACAGAGTTTGATATTAAAAGTCAATTATGGATCGTAGATAAAGTAGCAGAGTCAGTTAGTTTTAATGTAGATATTCAAGTAGAAGTAGATCCTCAACAAGATATTAACGGTCTTCGTGGGCCTAATTTTAATGTTAACGTTAATACAAAGAATGGTCAAACTACGCCTTATTATAACTACAGTAATTTAATAGCAAGTCCAGTAAGCTCATCATTCCAAAAACTATTAAGCTATTATCAAGATAAGTCCGTAGATATAAATGTAGACTATAGTAGTTTTTCAAACTTCATTCACTTCTCTAACGCAGAAGAAAGAGTTAGAAATTTTGTATATAAATTACAGTTAATAGAATCTAGTAGTGCTGATCTTACAGCTCAACAAGCTATTGTAGGTGGTGCTGGAACATCAACTATTGTTTCTTCTAGTATTAGTTCTTTACAAGTATATATAGATAACATAATTAAGAATTTTGATACTTACGAATACTTCTTGTATTTTAATTCTTCTAGTTGGGCATGGCCAAAAAGTAATACAACACAACCATATAGTCTATACTCTGTATCTTCATCACAAGCAGCTAACTTTTTAGGAAGTACTACAACCGTACCAACTGCCACAACACAATCTTTATTATTTAGCGCTTCTTACTATGATGCAACTAATAAGGATGCACTTCGTAGTGTTATTCCTCAGTACTTATTAGACGACTCAAATAATCAACCGTATATTACTTTTGTTGACATGATTGGTCAACACTTTGATAATATTTGGATCTACTATAAAGATGTATCTAACAGGTATAACAACACAAATAATCCTGATACCGGTATATCATTAGACCTCGTTTCTGACGCATTACGCGGCTTTGGTATGCAGTTGTATACAAACACCAACGTATCAGATAACCTTTATTATACCTTATTTGGTATCAATGATGATGGATCGTTACTCCCTCCAACAGGATCGGAAATTATCACTAATTATGTTACTTCAAGCTTAACTACTCTTCCTGCTGCCACTATACAAGACGAGTTATATAAAAGGCTATATCATAACTTACCATACTTACTTAAAACAAAAGGTACAGAAAGAGGTGTTAAAGCATTAATAGCTACTTATGGTATCCCAGAAAGCATATTGACTGTTCGTGAGTTTGGAGGTAATCCTGTCAACGCAGTAGATGGTGTTTTAGATATTAATACTTCCAACTATAAAATAACTATTGCTACTGGATCTACTGGAATTGTAACTGGAAGTTTAGAACTATCTTCATCTCTTCTATCTCCTTACACAACTCTACAATACTACACAAATAATGATAGATTAAATAATACAAATGTAGAGATAGGATTCTCACCAGCAGATGTAATTAATACAAATATTACGGCTTCTCAAGGTTATTTTGATATTAATCAATTAATAGGAGCTCCAGGATATCAATACTCTTCATCATATGAGCCGCTAGTTAGTGCTAGTAATGCATACTTTGGAAGTTATACACAGCCAAATAGCATTTGGGAATATGTAAGACTATTAAAATTTTACAATAACTCCCTGTTTAAAGTTATTAAAGACTTTGTGCCGGCTAGAACAAATGTATCGACTGGTATTATAGTTAAGTCTCACTTATACGAAAGAAATAAGTACGCCCGTAATGAACCTAGTCTAAGTTTCAATGACTATTCACAGTCAATTGATATGCTAACTATTAGTGGTAGTTATGGAGGGGCAATATTTGGATCTGCTAGTTGGGATGGATTTGTTATAACTCCTTTAGGACTTGCTTCTTATAGCAGTTCACAAAATATAGAGCTATATAATGGTCAATTTAGTGGATCAAAAATAGTAGCAACAAATGGTCTTGCATTTGATCAAGATGAAGCATCAAGTTTACCAGGCACAGGTTCAGGATTTATACAAGTTAATTTAGGCGCTTTATATCAAAATGTAACATCATCTGTAAGATCAGTTGATTTATTTGATCTAGACTATAATTCAGATCAATTACTACCTGTAAACTATGGTATAGTAACCCAATCTATTAATAATGCACAGATAAATAACT